GCACGTGTAGACAACTCGTTAAGAATAGGTGTACATGCGCTACAAAAAAATCAAGTCCTATGATGAGACGGGCTCCACCTCCCCCCCCTCCACCTATGAGGCGTCCTATTATGGCGCGCGCGGTAGCACGTGGTCCCGCAATGCCCCCGAATCTTATATCACAACTTAAGAAGAACCTGAACCGCCGTGGTCTTAGACAAATCGCAAACCGAAACGCGAGGACATCAGTCGCTTAGCTCCAGGCATACTAGGTTTTGACCACAGTAACCATCTAGACCAAAATCCAGCAGTTTTTAAACCGGATTTAGTCCATGTTTCACCCATACGTCCATGCCGTGCGAGATATCTCTTCATACGCGATGGATCCTTGTGAATAGTGTAATCCGAGTACCCCGCGCCACCGAAATCCACGCGCGAACCATCCTCGAAAGTGGCTCTGTATTTTTTTTCAGGATTTGGACTCTTTCTGAGTGTTACCTTCATTACTATGAGCGAAGAAAATTTTGAGATTTCTTTTCGTGTATATATTAAATGTCGGTATACATCTGGATATCGATCATACTTTGGATATTGTTTATATTAGGTGGTCATGCCTTACGCGATCCACCTGACAAATATGATTATCCGTCTATACCCATAGAGAAGATGGACATATACACAACACCTGTAGATGTCAGGAAAGAATGGGCGCGTCAGGAAGAGTCGAAACCAAAGAAACCGGAATACACTTTCAGCCCAGATTCACAAAACCACTTCGCAACTTTTTAATATAACATGATAATAATATGCAAACAGTTATACTGGGTGTGGGTTTATTGGGACTTACTTTAATAGGTACGTTTAATTCGAGTAAAGATTTAAATCGCGTCCCCTCTATACCTCTCATAGCCGGCGAAACGAGTTGGGAATACGATTCTGAAGACGATCCCAATGAAGATATCATAAAACGCGCGCTACAACATAGACAAGACCACCCCACATTGATTAGTGGACCGAGTTTATATTTCCCACTTACAGATATTAAAAAAGATAAATCATTGCGTATAAAATTTATAAACTTATTGGATAAACGTGTGAAATTTACGATACACACGGTCTCGTGGTCAAGATGGTTTTTGAGTACGTTTAAGTGTATGATACCCACTCCAGTTGGTAGCATAGGTATCGAAGGTGATCTAGAGAGAGATACGCTAAAAGACAACGAAGTTAGATTGGCGCCAATCACGAAACTGAAGCGACGCTTACCGGATATTTGTGAGTTTTCTATACCCAGTAAAAGGGTTTACGTTTCAATGTACGTCGATGGAATGCCCGTGTTCGTAGATCGCAAAATGAAAACATACGATACGTTTATCTGTAGATCGCACACGGGAGACCGTGTATAAAGAATAGACATCATATTAAACTATGGATCAAGAAATTACAGACCTCATTAACCACCTTCACGATCTTCGTGAAGAATGGCACGAAATTGAAGACGAACACAGACTAGTTTTGAATGATACCATACAGGTTTCACGAGAGGCACAGGCTTTAAAGGTCATGCTAGGCATTTCGTGGGTCATACATGGTGTATTCGCGTGGATTTTCATGGACACAACATCGGGAGAAACTCTCACCATCGAACCCATGCAGTTTAATCATACATAAAGAACATCTACTAAATAAATACAAATGAGTAAGAAACAAGAGATTACATTCATGTCGGTACCATACAACGAACGTGTGAAAATTTATAACGAACGGAAAAAATGTGCAACTGAAAAGGCTATGAATAGCGAAAAGATTCATTATAAATCTACTAGCGACCCCGAGAGGTTCAAAGAGTATCTCGAGAAGCGACTCGAATTATGGGACTCTCTTAAATCGAACGTGATCGAAAACGGACGATTTAAGAAAGGGTTTACCAGCAGGTACCACGAGAAGATGTACGACAAGACCAATGAGATCATACAGAATCTAACCTGTTAAGCTCGTCGTCTTGGTACGACATATCTTTACTTTTCCTTCTGTTTATATTTGAAAAAGCTCCTAACCATCTATTAACAGCTCGTTTTGAAGCGATAACAGAATTTGTTTCATCGTTCACAACGATACTGAGTCCATTGCACACATCTGGTTTATTGGGTTTATTGGGAAACTGAACTTGAAATGCCTGTATAGAAACTGCGGGGATGTCGGGGGCTTCATCTAATAAACGATCATAATCTTCCCTACACTTCATCATGAATTCGACCACATTTACCCTATGCTTTATATCTAATGACAGTTCCATATCAATATTTCTATAGAATTTGGACCATTGTATACACATAGCAGAGTGCCCTTCTGAAAGACTTAAACTCTGACTAAATTTGGATATACTCGTCATAATCCCCCCTAGCACATTTAGGAAAGCGAAAAAATATTGGATGACCATAATACGCACTCTAGTATCATTACTAGTATTAGCGTTACCACTTGGATTTAATACCGCAAAGCCACCGACGCCCGTTATCGAGGCAATTATTATCGACGGATAAGCCAAATAGTCATTTTGCTTCTTATAAAATAGACGGGAGTGGTTATGGAGCCACCTATACCCGGCGGCCTTCTCCGCCCAGCGTATTAGTAATTTTTCTTGTTTTTCACACCATAAACAGTTTACCTGTTCATCTAGTGAAATTTTATCAGACATGGCCTGTGCTTATGTTATGTTCAGATTATTCTGAAATTCTTGGGCAGTTGAACGCGCCAATTTATCTACAAGTTCATTTTGCACATTTCCATTATGGGCTTTTATCCATCGCCATTCTACAATTTTTATAGACTGAACAAGTGTATCGAGAGTTTTCCATAGTTCTTTATTTTTTACCGCGGACCCAGATGCAGTGCGCCATCCGTTACGCTTCCAATTTTTTATCCACGAAGTGATTCCATTTTTCGTATAATTGCTATCCGTAAAAATACATACTTCGTTAATACCACACTTTTTAATGTGTTCCAACCCTCTTATTATCGCTGTCATTTCCATAATATTATTAGTAGTTTCTCGAGATCCACCGGTTAGTTTAAAATCTCGCGAAATGACGCCCCACCCCCCGGGTCCCGGGTTTCCGAGGCAGCTACCATCCGTGTAAATCTCCAACATATTCTTACTTATCGTTTATCTTTTATATTGTTAGGAGTGGAAGGATATTCCGAAGCTCGTTTTGGTGTTTTGCATATCGTATCTCCACAGTGATCTCTATTTTGATACACAGAATTTATGGATGCCGACATCTCACTACAATTTTTAAGTGACCACCGGCCGAGCACAGGTTTTTCCACTTTTAACAACATGTCAATCAATTTCTTAATCATACTTTAAAAACGTGTTTATCTTTTATACTTCAATAAGTGTATGCTGTCCAAAAAAGTTGCGCTGTGCCATAATAAATGACATCGAAGTTTTCTGTTGATGTATAAAGTCGTATTGAATAACGGCCGCCTGTACAGCTGGACACGGCACACCCGCGGTCATACAATGTAACACAAAAATTCGCGCATCTAGAATATGTTTATCCATAATATCGTATAGGTCTTCCGCGATAAGAGGGCATTCGATGATGGTACCACTGGACCACGCATTAACCACGCTCTGTTTATGAGTATTACGCGTTTTCATGAGATCAAACCCCTCTAAAAGAGAAGCAGCGAATGTAAATCGTAGTGTATTCATTCCACAAATGGGTGCAAACACAGAAGTCGAGTGTTGCTTGGTTTGAATAGACTTTATGTATCTACTCGTAATTCTAGTATTAACAGCTGAATTAATAACAGGTGTAGGAATTTCATATTCTAAACCAGCTCGAGAACACCATAACCCAGTATTATTCATTTCTGCGACATCAGAAATCTTATCCATCTCGTATTGCTCGAGTACTTTCAAAGCTGATCGCACAATATACCCATCCATATCTGTACCGATAGCCCTTTCTAGACTAGCTTTCATACGTGTATCGTCATGGCCGCAATAGGAATATAAATCTGCTACAGCCTGTAACATTCCATATTCCACCCCGTTATGAACCATATTCGTAAAATGTCCAACACCGAAATCTTCTCCCATATACGTGTGTCTGTTAGATATCTTTTCAAGGATAGGCTTAGTCATCTCGTATGCATGCTTAGTTCCACCTATCATAAAAGCTGGACCTTCGCGAGCACCGGCTGGACCACCGGAAAGTCCGGTCCCTAAATAATTTACCATTCGAACCTTGCATTTAGACCCACGGGTTCTGGAGACCCTGTAGAATTCGTTTGAACAGTCTATGATTGTATCATTAGGTCTCAAATGTTTCAGTAGAATTTTAACAGTATCATCCGTTGCATCCCCGTAAGGAAGAGCTGTAAAGATAACACGCGGCCATTTCATAGCATCGACCATTTCACTGATGGACTCATGTCCAAACACGTTCTCAGATTGTTCTTCCAATGCGATAACCTTAGAGTGCGTCTTGTTATACACGTGCAATTTCTGCTTCTCTTGAATGTTAAGTGCGAGATTTTTTCCGATAGAACCCAATCCGATTACACCCAAAGAACTTGTCATTATGTTATATTATAGGTCTATTTATTTAAGTTGTTTAAATCTAGATCTATCATATAACATAAATACAGTTTGTACACGTGCGGGATGACGAGAATGCTTCTTGTACGTCCGACCGGTCGGACACCTTACGAAATTTGGAACAAAAAAAAGCGTTACAAAAAGTCGGGGGAGTCAAAAATGTATTGAACCTTCATTTTTAAAAAAATGTGTATGAACAATTTTTAAAAGTGAATTATTAATATTTATGAAATACTTCGTATGAGTATTTAGTTAGAGAAGGCAAGACCGCCCATACCCGATTGGATGCGGAGGACGTTGTAGTTCACGGCGAACATGTTAAGGTTCGTCGCGGTGGTGCCAGCCTTGGTCTTGATAGCGACCTGAGCGTTATCTATTCGCGAAAAATTGCAGGTACCGGTCGGTTGATGCTCCTCGGGTTTAAGGGCGAATGAATATGCGTACACACCGGGCACGGGGGAACCGGAGTGGTGCTGGAAGGGCTGCACGGAATTGAAGTACTTGCCATCCTGCTCCTTAAAACGGTCCTGGCCGTTGAGAACAAGCTTGAAGGTCTCGATGGGACCGGCGGCCTCCTCAGTCCAGGCGGCGACAGCCTGGGTGACCTTAAGCTGGGGGGCACCCGAAAGGGAGGTGGGCACGACGGACGACAGACCAGCCGCGAGCTGGGCACCAGCGTCGGTGGTAACAGCCTGGGTGGTGGAGGTGAAGTTCCAAAGGTTGGCGCGAGACACGGAACCCTGGTCGGCGCAGAAAACGAGTTCCTTGACCGGGTGGTTGTAAGAGAGGCGAATCTGCTTCGTGGAACCAGCGGCGGCCATAGCGTCGGAGCCAGTGTGCTGAACCTGCTCAATGAGGTACTCATGACCCTTCTGCGCAAATCGCCTACGCTCCTCAGTGTCGAGGTAAATGTAATTAGCCCAGACCTTGAAGGTGCTGTTATCAGTATACAGTGAGAACTCGGAAGATAAATCGAAATCCATTCTGACCTCATGGTACTGCAGGGCAATTAGTGGGAGGGCGAGTCCGGGATTGCGGTTAAAGAAGAAAATAAGAGGAAGGTACATCTTACCATCGTCAACCGCGGGGGAAGTCATCTTACCCCAAGTGGCCTTCTTGGACTCGTCCAGGTAAAGCTCGGAGTAAAGCCTCCACCAGCGCTGGTAGTGCTTGTCAATACGCTGTCCGCCCACGGAAAGCTCGACGTCCTTGATCGCACGCTCAGCGGCCCAGCAGTCGTCGTCGACATCACCAGCAGTCAAGACGACGGCGGCCTTAGCCTTAAGCTCGACATACATGTCGGAGACGAGGTCACCGTTGCGAGCAATGGTGACGGAAACGCGACCGGAGTTGGAAGCGGTACCGTTAACGGTCTGCTCGATGTTCTCCATAGCGAAGTTAGTGTGGCGCTTGTAAACCGCCTGGAAAAACGTAACCTTGGGGTTACCAGTCAGATAGACGTCCTGGGCGCCGTATGCCACGAGTTGCATTAAACCACCCGCCATTTTGTATGTTGTTGTACTATACACAGAGAAAATAATTTCAGGTAAAGTGCGAAATTTCGCACGTGATTTTTCCTCAACCTACCATAAATGTCTACACAGCCTGAGACTATCGAAACCGAAACCGAGACCGAATCTGAATCCGAATCTGAAATTTTACCCGACCAGGAGGTCGACCTCACCGAGTACGATCCTGAGGATTTTCCTGATGATGATGATTTTTCGCCCATGGAAAACTTACTTGGTCAAACTCTTACCACCCCCGAGGGTGACACCGTGTGCACTGCTCTAGTATACATTGGACAGCAGATGGAAATTCAGAATAAAATTTTTATCAAACTCCTCGGCATTCTTCAGAAGAAAAATGAGGCTTAGAAAAATGAATCCTAATATTATAAATGCAGGGGTCCGGTGAGACAATGCACGTCATAGACGACACATACAATCTTCATGATCATAATAGCACTTTCTGGACTGAGAATATTATGAAAATGGACATAGATCAGCTCATGAAAGTAATCATCCAGCCCTCTGAAAAAAAGCTGAAAATTAACGACAAGCTCAGTGCATCAGAGTCTCTTAACATAGGGTTTGACCTATTTTTCGACCCTTCCCAACCAAGGGAAAAAGGTCTACCCATACAAATTGATATCGGTGAAGTTGAACGCACTCGTACATTCATGATAGATCGTTTATGCGAAGCGTATCACCGCTCATGTGCCCTGGAAAAAGATAATGAATGTGACTTCGATGACGACGAAATCAAAGAAGTTACACTGGCTACTCGTATTAACAGGATGATCGACCGCATTCAAGATGCATGGAGGGTAACATTCAGTGTATATCGTATACACGATTTCTCGAATAACCCCAACGCCGTACCCGTGGATCCGGAATCTGACCCATCTATTTACAGGGCATCTACGATTAAGGATGTTCAGGATTTGAAACCTTTTCAACAGGCTATGTTACAGTTATTGAAGGATTTATATGATAGTCAGATCAAGAGATACAAAGAGCAGTGTTGTAGGGAGATTAAAACAAAAGATGGGGCGAGTACCCGGGCATGGGAAGTATTTGAAAGTATTCAAGATTACGTATATTCAGTCGGTAAAAAGGAACAATGGTATGAACTATGGAAAAATATGACTATGAGTCCTTCTACCCACAGCGATCTTATTCGCCATCTTTCTAAGACGAGAGATATGCAATTTCCTGAAATTAAGAAGCATCGACAGGTATGGTCTTTCACGAATGGTATTTTCATCGGCAAGGAGCTTGTACCTGACAAGTCTACAGAAGAAGACAAACATTACCGGGCTATTTTCTACCCGTATACGTCAAAGGAGTTTAAGACACTCGATCGGACTATCGTCAGCTGCAAATACTTCAATCGGGAATTCAACAACTATAACGATACCGACTGGAGGAATATCCCTACACCCAATTTCGATAAGATCCTAAAGTACCAAAAGTTCGAAAAGGAGGTAATCGAATGGATCTATGTTCTTTGTGGGCGCCTGTGTTATGACGTAAATGAGATCGATAAATGGCAATGCATCCCCTTCCTAAAGGGGGTCGCGCAGTCCGGTAAATCGACTATTATTACGAAAGTATGTCGCAAATTTTATACAACAGATGATGTGCGAACACTTTCGAATAACGTGGAAAGAAAGTTTGGTCTGTCTTCTATTTACGATTCCTATATGTTTATTGCACCGGAGATCAAGGGTGATTTAGCACTTGAACAGGCAGAGTTTCAGTCTGTAGTGTCCGGTGAAGATGTTTCGATTGCAGTGAAACACGAGAAGGCTAAAACTTTCGTGTGGAAATCTCCGGGTATTCTGGGTGGTAACGAGATTCCCGGGTGGAGAGACAACTCTGGTAGCGTTTTGCGACGTTTGATTACAGTTGACTTTAGGAAGAAAGTTAAGGAAGCGGATCCGACCCTGGAAGATAGGCTCGAAGAGGAACTTCCAAACATTCTGCAAAAGTGTGTGAGGGCGTATCTCGAGAAGGCACAGGCGCATAAAAACGATGCCATTTGGAACATTCTTCCACCCTACTTCGAAAAGGTCAAAACACAGGTTGCAGCGGCAGTCAGTCCTCTACTGAGTTTCATGGAATCTTCGCACATTGAGTATGGTGAAGATAAGAAGTGCCCCCTATCTTTCTTCAAGGACGAGTTTGCCGCTTTCTGTATGAAAGAGGGTAAGTCGCGAACGATCAATTCTGATATATGGGCGGGTCCATTTGGTGAGCGTTGTATCGGTGTGGAAAAGCTGAAGGAAGATGAAAATACATTGTATACGAGATGCGGTATAACTCAACACCAACCTAAGACGGGTACAGAGCATAGGAACTCTATGTGGGTTATTGGTCTCGATGTCGTAAACGTAACCCCCCAAGAAGTGGCGCCGCAACAACAGGTATACGTTGAGACATCTATTTCGACACAGACGATGGTTGATACAGATGGACAAGAGTTAGACGATTAAAATATTTACTTAATATATGGGTTTATTCAACGAATTTGAAAAAAATAATGTTTCACCAACTACATCCCAAAATTTGATACGACAGGCCCCGTATCTCACGAACCGCGAAAAAAATAGTCTAAGGGTCAACGCTACCAGACTCAAACAAAACAATATACAAACGAGAATAAATAGAATGGTTGGTAATAAACTGAAGGCCGCCAACCTTTCAAAAATGAAAATGTCACCTCTTCAAATGGGTGTCTTTAACGGTATGGTCAACTTAGATGCTAAGAAGGGTAACTATAACGTAAACGTCGCGGAAATTCTGTATAAGAAACCAATTAAAAGACGCCCCATCACACCTGGGTCTAATTTCGAAATCGAGATAAGCGCGATTAAACTGTTATACGGGCGTATGCAAATAGGAGCTAAGCATACGTCTACAGTCGTACCGAATAAAAATGCGAAAAACAGGCATCGATACTTCGTAGCTCAAATCGACGGTTTCGTGTATGAAGGAGGTAAGAAGCAAAAACTATTGATTAAAATTTACACGAACGGTAAGATGCAAATTGCGGGTGGTATCATCAATAACAACTCGAGGCAACCAGAGATGATTCGCAAATTCATAGTGGATAACTATGCGTCGAAGTATAAGTTTTTATACAACCCTATTCGCTACTCTACACTTGTAGGTACGTTTCAAACACAGGGTGTTATTAACTTAACCATGGTTGCACAGGCTTTCGCCAAGTCTCGCAATATAGGTTACGAACCCGAGCTTCGCCCCGCTTTAAAGATGACGTATTATGGAAATAATTTTCAGCTTTTTAGATCTGGTAAAATACAGATTATGGGTGCTAAGACCGTTAAAGCCTTACACGATGCATACAATCCCATAGGATACGACTTAGTAAAGACTATGTGGGTTATGGGTATGATGAATGAATCTACGAACACGGATAAGAAGAAGGTAGCTGTTCGCAAGTCCACGCGCAGTCCGACTTCCTCTCTCCCCGTCACATCGAACGCTAAGAATACCAATATCACATACTTCAATAAATCGAATTCGAAGAATGGTAAAAATGGTATACGGGTGGGTCCACGTAAATGTCTGACTGTCGCCCGACCAAAGCTGGTCGCAGTCGCGGAAAAGATGGGTATTGTTGACATCACGAGTAAGACGACAAAACCCGCCATTTGCGAGAAGATCAAGAATCGTGCGTTTGGTACCTTTAAAGTTGGTAATAAACCGTGCCGTGCACACAAGAAGGAGGAACTCGTGCAAATAGCCATCGCTCGAGGTGTCAGTGTGATTGACGGCGATACCGTGGACACGTTATGTAAAAAGCTCCAAATTCCTAGACCCGTAGCCCCTAAGAGAAAGGGTAGAAAGCCTAAAGAGATAGAACCTGCTAAAAGAACGGCGAATATCGCAAAAAAGATGGATAAGCGTCGTCTAACGAATAAAGCTATCAAGGATGATATCAGGGAATTATACGGTAAGCGATGGATAAAGAAGTATAAGAATGTTATGCCTTCTTTAAATTCGGATGTCGCGGATATGAAAAAGGTGATCAACGCCCTCAATCTCAAAAAGAATAAGAAGAATGGATTACATTTTAAAACCAATGTTAATAAGGTTAAACGTGATACGGTGCGTACATGGAAGTTTCAGCGTACGAAACAGTTGAATAATAAGTTAAACAATCTTAACAATAACTTCGCCAAGGAACTTGAAAACACGATGAACGTGGCCACACCACCTCCGAAGAAAAAGAATTCCCCACGCTTCCCCAAGGGTACGGTGGTAGAACAATTATAAAGAATAGTCGCTATATAGATACATGAATGATAGTAGACAACTCTTTGTTGATCACGTCAGTACGGTATATAGACATAGTGAGTTTCGCGTAGACGAAGAACATCCTCGTTGGGATAAACGTATACGCGAAACACTCCTCGACAGTGTTTTTTATACTATTTGCGCGTATATACGCAAAGAACGCGACTCAGACAATGAATGGGGAATGGGCAAACTAGAGCGAGAGTTTTTATGTTCATGGGAATTTGTGGAGGCGACCGATGAACATAGTTGGATAGATGAAAATAGAGAAAGATTGGATGACACGTGGCTAGTTGTCTACATGTTTGACAATATTACTCGAATGACACCTGGTCCACATCGACGCGCGTTATTGTATATGCTTAACATCTTATATTTTGAATTATAACTTTATGTGGTTCGGCTATTTGTTTTAAGAGTGCTACGTGGTACTCGAAAACATATGGTTTAAACTTTTCTTTGATTTCATCGGATAAAGCATACCCCTGGTTTCTCCGCGAAACACCTGTACACACGGTCATCCGAACCAATCGCATAAATTGATCTTCTAACATGATAAACTCCTTCAATTGGTCGGGGTGCACACCATCGTATTTCATTTTTTCGTATGTACGCTTCGACGCGCCTGCGGAAACATGAAAAAACCCGGTTTTATATCCGAGCACACCAACCTCCTCCCCTTGATTTTGACTCGCATTGTGTAATATGATGAATAATACAACAAGAAACAGGAATGTTATCATCTGTTAGTACTCAACATATTAAATACGTCATTAATCTTGTGAATAACTTTAAATAGGTCATCTTTCGTTTTACACGAAGTGGCGTCAATAGCTTCGAACTCCATTTGATACGACATCGGATCTTCTGAGTCCATGTCGTGACTATCACCGGTTACGATCGTCATATCAATCGACACATTCTTACGAATGAAAGATACACGTTTCTTAGTTTTCTTTTTATCCATATCACGCTCAGTATCTTCGGGAAGTGGGATCTCTTTTGAGACGCTGAAACGAATATCAAAGGGTACGTTTCCCAAGTGCTTTAGATCATGATTCTTGATTCGATTTTTTTGGACGATAACCTCATCACCCGTGGCCGAGTCAACGGAAATGCGTACACCATCACTACTGCGATAGAATACTTCTTCCTCGGATGCGATGATACGATCCCAACCAGTATATTTAGAAAGTCCATGCATAATGTAATCGTGCATAGGCTTACCAATATTCGTGTCGAACATGGTACCGTTGAACTTTCCGAGACGGAATTCTAACTCGATATATTCTTCATCTTTGTATTGGTTAACAAGAGGAAAAACAGTGTCGGTGAGGGAATGAACGTTCATCTTTACAGTATTATTTTGTCTGAAATCTTTAAATTACTTAGGTGCGATTAATCAAGCTCTTCAATTTCCGGTCCAGTGTCTGCTTTGGGTTCGGGTTCGGATTTTTGCTTGGAAAAAATGGGGTCAACGAATTCTCTAAACTCTGTCTGCATGTGCTCAATTTCGTCCAGTTCTGCGGATCTATTGTTATCTATCCATGAAATAGTTTCAGTTACCTTATCTTCTA